AGATGATACAATCTTTTCATATAAAGATTATGAAAAGGTATATCGATATACGTTATTAACTCCTGTTATAAGAAAAGATAATCCAACCATTGAGCCGGTTACTCACTGGGGGGAATGTCGAACGCTTAAAGAATCAAGGAATTTAATTAATTTAATTCTAGATCACTCTATTAATAATAATTGTAAAGCCTATACAGTGGCAGAGATGCAGGAGGCATACCGTGGCCAGTAAAAAATATACTGTTAACGGTATTACAAAAAATCTTATTTGTCTCGAATGCGGAGACGATAACGATTTGATGATAGCTTTTACAAAGTATCAAGTATGCGGAGCCTGTACGAATGCCGGATATAATAAAGCAGTAATAAGGAGGAAATAAGATGCCTAAAATATGGAACACTGACGACGATGTTAATAATTTGACTCCTATGGAGGAGGCATATTATACATACGGAGCAGGCGGGGAGACTCATTATATTGATGCCGATGGAAACATCTGCAAGAAAGAGGAGGAATAAGATGCCTAACATAGTTAGCGTAAAAGAATATACAAAAGACGATATTAAAAAGGCTGAGGAATATTTAAGTAAAATGTTTCTAGCGCAGGAAAAACTGGCAATAGATAGAGGGACGAAACCGGAGATCTATATAGCTAAAAGACAACCAACAACAAGGAGCGGGGGAAACTACTTCACGTTCCATTTTGTTGATTTAGAGACTGGCCGACTTGATGACATAACTTATAATATAGCAAAAGTTATTGGAGCTAGTCTCAACGATAAACTAGGCGGGACCATATACCGTTCATTCGGCAACATGGATATGGGGTTCCAGACATTATATGAAATGTTTGCAAGTCTAGGAGATGAGTTCAATGATAATTGGCAAAGTCGATTCCGTTACAGGTATATATAATGGCTAGGAAAAGAGGGAGAGAGATAAGCTCCTGTGGATGTGATACGGAATTCTTTTTCGAACCATTTGAAATAATAGCGCAGGAACTTTGCTATTTTCATCACAAGAAAAGACAAGAAGTATCTAGTTAACTCTCTTTATTAGATACGTACAGAGGAGGGGAGGCCGTCGGTCTCCTCTTCTTTTTTATATATAGTGGGTATCTTCCAGGAAATTAATGTAGGGGTATTATGTGCGGTCGTGCGCGCATTAAGCTATTAGCAGTAGACACGCGCAAAAGTTTAGATCAAAGCTGTGCATAATCCTGCATTTTCTAGACATTACACAACAGACCTACATAGTTAAATCTGGACGTCGCGTAAATATATATGTATCTCCAAAAGTATAGGTGGTAACTAGGTTTTTGCTATATATACACTATATGTAGTGGGGATGCCAGGAGTCGAACCTGGTCAAAAAGCTACTGTGTACAAGGGCAATCTTTAGTTGATCGTTAGCTTTAGTTACCAATCATCCCCAGTAGACAGTATACCATATATTGTGTATACCATATCTAGTATGTACCAGATATAGTAGTTATTTCTTGTTATAATTAAAGTAGGTTAAGTCCTTGCTAGTACAGGACAAATACATAGGACTAGGAGTGCTAGTAAGGACTACCGGCCAAGAGAAATAGCGAGCCAATAAGGAGGTTACTCTTAATGACTAGGATTCAGTCAAGTGCCTTGGGTATTCGGTTTGCCTTGTCTAGTTTATCGTATTACCGATTCCGAACTTTCTGTGTCTCGATCACTCTTACCTGTACACATGTTAGGTAGTTTTAACCATCTAAATCAAAGTATTTGTATGGTAAACTATAGCAGATGACTAAAACAAAACAAGAAAAAAACAAGTTTTGCCTAGCCAACGACTGTACTCACGTTTTACCGACAGGTCGTAGAAAGTATTGTTCTGACAAATGTGCAAACAGAATTAAGAAAAGAGCATACAGGGCTAACAAAGCGACAGATACATACCAGGTAGAAAAGATTGTAGACACAAACGTACAGAAACGTAGAGGCAACTACTACGCCATAATGGATAAAAAAAATTTTTTTGACGACTTATTAAAAGGTACAAAGACTAAACAAGAAGTTGCTGACATACTAGGTTGTTCTTTACCGACTGTTACAAGATCTCTGTCTGCATATCTAAAGGACGAGGCACTGCGAGTCAATCACGAGTCCTTACAAAAAAATGGGGAGGCACAAGCAGCACTCGATGACTTTGTAGAGTTTAGGGACAAATATTTTTTGACAGAGCAAAACGTACCGTACGAGACACCAGAGTTCCAGAAAAGATGGATAGATGCAATATTAGAAACTATTAAGAATGGTAAAAGATTAATGGTGTTGTCTCCGCCACGTCATGGCAAAACAGATTTGCTTACACACTTTTGTGTATACATGATATGTAAAAATCCAAACATGAGAATAATGTGGGTAGGCGGTAACGAGGACATAGCAAAAAACGCGGTGGGTTCTGTACTCGACCACCTAGAAAACAACGAACAACTTATACAGGACTATGCAACATACGAGGGATTTAGGCCTATGAATAAATCTGGCAAGTCCTGGAGTACAAGTCAATTTACTGTAGCTACAAGAACTGTGTCTGGTATAAAATCACCTACGTTGGTAGCTGTAGGTAAAGGCGGTAAAATTTTGTCAAGAGATGCAGACTTAATTATATCTGACGACATAGAAGATCATGGTAGTACAGTGCAACCAAGTGCAAGAGAGAATACAAAAAACTGGTGGACAACAACATTACAGTCTAGAAAAGAAGAACATACAGGTATGGTTGTTATTGGTTCTAGACAACATCCTGATGATTTATACAATGCATTGTTAAACAATGATGCTTGGGAAACAATAGTAGAGAGAGCGCATGATTTAGAAATACCGTTAGACCAGGAGTCAAATGACCAAGACGAACACATGTTATGGAAAGGTAAACGATCACACAAATGGCTTATGGAACAATTAGCAGCAGCAGAAACAACAGGTGGTAGAGCTATATTTGAGATGGTATATCTTAACAAAGCTGTACCTGCAGGTATGGAATTGTTTGGTGCAGAGATGATAGATTCTTGTTTAGACAGGTCTAGAATACTTGGTGATGTACCACCACATACTGCATTGATAGCAGGTTTAGATCCTGCAAGTACAGGATACCAAGCAGCAGTATTGTGGGCATACAATCAAAAAACTGGACAGTTATGGTTAGTAGATTTACGTAATGACTTAGGTGGTGGTATATCTAAAGCACTAAAAGTTATGCAAGAATGGCATGAGCAATATTTTTTATCGCATTGGATTGTAGAAGAAAACGGATTCCAAAAAGCTATAGGACAAGATAAAGAAATAAAAAACTGGGCAGGTGTAAACGGTGTAAGGATAGAGGGCCATCAGACATATAAAAACAAATGGGATCCTGTATTTGGTGTAACAGCTATGGTGCCTATGTATGAACAACAAAAAATAAATTTACCATGGGGTAATCCACAGACACAACGTAAAGTAAATGTACTTAGACAACAATTAATTTATTTTAGTAGTGCTAGTGGCACAAATTCTAAGTCTGTAAATTCAAAAACTGACTTAGTTATGGCAAGTTGGTTTCCTATGAAAAGGGTACGCCAGACCGTTAAATTAATGCTATCAGAAGTAGACAACGACTATAATCCATCTTATAGCAATTATAAGTTAAGTACATACGACGAAAGAATGTGGGATAGATAATGCCATTAAACGCTAGTCAACTAGCACACAAGGTAGACGATTTACGTGGGTTACACGAACATACTGGTCATTGGGATTACAGAACAAGAATAAGAAAAATTATTAATGGTGGTTCACAAGGTGTATCAGCATTACTAGGTTCTAACTCTGAAAATTATAACGAAGATTTACCTATACCTAATATGATCGAGTCTGGATTAGAACACCTAGCACAGAAACTAGGTAGAGTGCCTGACTTAAAAGTTGATCCATATAACAATAAAGATTCTGAACGTGCAAAATTAAAATCAGAAAAGATAGAACGTATAGTACATTCGTACGATAAGAAAAGCAGAATAGAAATGCAAATGCCACAAGCAGCAAGATGGCTACCTGGTTATGGTTTTTGTGTATGGATAATAA